TTACCAGCATTAGGTAATTGCATAGAACCTTGAGTATTTATTATATTATCTGCTAGTGTACTTGCGTCAAATCCACCTGCACCTTGCTGTGCTGCCTCTACTGCCTGCTGAAGAATTGGTAAGCTTTGTGCAGCCAACATGCTAAATGCTTGCTGTATCTGTGGAAGGTTGAAGAAATCTTCTGCAATTCTGTTACCCACAACCTCAAGCGGATTAGATACACCAGCTTTCCGTAGAGCAGTAGTCCAGTCTACAAATCCAGATCTCCAGGTGTCTCTCCACAATGACAATTTCCGTTCTTGTTCTTCAGGACTTGTAGATGTTAAACGAACTGTAGAAACATAATGGCCTCTAATATCATTAGGTTTAATCTTGGCATCTATCGTACCAGCCTCTGTATTGCCAAATACGGTAACTGTATCTCCTATTACATTTTCAACAATCCTAAGCACAATCTCATTTGCTTCCTGTAATCCACGTTCAGTTGCATCAACTACAGCACCGAAGTTCAAACTTGCGATACCTGCTAATACTGCAGTGTGATATCCGCTTGCTGCCCCTGTAGGCCTTTCACCTCTAGCTACAGCAGGAACTGTATTGGCTTCGATTGCTCTTTCCAACGTAGACATAGCTTGTAAAATACTTTGAGGAGCTTCACTAACATCTTGAGGTTCAATATCTACGTTTGGTGGAACATAGTTTCTAGCACCAGGTTCCTGTGAAAATTCCTGCATGACTTCTTCCGTCATACCTCTTGGTCCTTTAAAGTTTAGAGATGACCATGCATTTCTAGATACAATATCTAAGTATTGTGATGCTAGTCTTGATTCTGCTCTAATCATTCCGAAGTTACCAGAACCTATTCCTCTATATAAATGTTCAGGTTTAGACCCTATGGTCTTGATTCCTGTTTGGGGGTGGAATAGAATCCAAGGTATCCTCCCATAAGCGTGACGTCTAGGTTGCATGGCCCACACACCGTTGGCCATGTAACCAACATGTGTAGATGTCCAAACTTCTGCAAAGTCACATTTGCCATCTGAAAATGATCCTTCAAAGTCAGGGAAATGTGCCATTACCCATTCTGAATCAATCTCTGAATTTCTTATAATCCACCTTGGATGCGTACTTGCTGTATCCCAAACACACTCTTGTGGATTCATAACTTCTGAAATTATGGGAAATTTAAATTTTCTGTTTTCAGTTATCTCTTTGACTTGCTTCTCATACTCAGCCATGTCGCCACCTTCAGGTGGAGGTTCTGGCATTTCGCCCCATTGGTGTCCAGCAAATTCAAATTTAACTAAAGACACACCATATAATCCTTGATGTTTAACGATTTCACGTTTAACTGGAGTATTTTGTTCCAACATGTGATGTGCACCATTTAAGAATTTTTCAAGTAATTCTGCTCTGGCCGTAGCTCTTGGGCCTGGAGTTGGCACATCAATATCCATAAACCTAGGGGAGGCATGAGCAACTAAGGTTTCAATGATGGAATGAAAGGTTCCAAGGTTTACTTTGTTTCCGCCTAACGGAACTGAGAAGTCGAACTCCCCTAGATAAAATTCATCTGCTTCTGCACAATTATCATAAAATTTAGAAAACTGATCTGCTGCTCCACCTTTACTTAATTGTACTTTAACCCATGCTTCACTAAGCTCAGGTTCATTAAGTGGTGGTGCAGAAAGAAGGTCTACTGTTTCTTCCGCAGCAGACTCTGTTTCATTTCTATTGGCAGTATAATTACTATTAGTTACCATTTAATCTAATGCGTCCATTAAAATGGATTCTTGCTTTGTGCTAATGTCTACCACATCCCGTAGTTCTTTTAGCTGTTTTGCTTTTCTTTGTCTTTTCATGCGGGCTAATCGCCCTTCTGTATAAGATACACCATTATTAGACAAAGGCGCAACAGTTTTAATTGAGTAAACAGGTTCATAGTCTTCTTCCATAGCTTCTGCAGGGTCACATGCCATAAGTGAAAGTACCTCGGCGTCCACCCAGTCATCATGAGCCGAATTAGGATGCGAAAACTGATAACTCATACCTGATTCTCGCACTTCTATAGCATCTAATTCTATCCGTAACTTTGACCATTCTGGAGGAAAGGACGTAGTGCCATTTTGCAAAGCCACAGCATAATTCAGGAATAACTGGTATTTAGTTTGAGGGGTAAACTTTTTTCCGATTACGGGGACGCCGAGATTTAATAATTCATCAAATAGTACGTCACCACCCATTCCTGTGGAGTCCATCATCACAGTTTCGCAATTCCACCTTTGTATCTCTGCTACTAAAGCTTCTTTCTGAATAACCCAGTCAGTTTTTAACATTTCAATATAATGGACAGATTCCCTTGTGGTTCGGTTTTTTATAATCAAAACAGTAGGGTCAACTTGTTTTCCAAGGTCAAGGCCTGCAACATACTTGTGTCCTTCTTTAGGTTTTGAAATTTCTGAACCTCTTGCTGCCTCATCAATTTTTCCAAAGAAACCACCACCTACATCTGGTTGCTTTGCCATTACCATTCTTTCCCATATCCACTCAGTAGTAGTTTCTTTTTGCTTATGTATGTTTTCTTTCTGTTGGTCAGTCAGATACATATTGTCAAAACTTGTAGCTCTAACTGCAAGATTTTGAATAGAAGGATTGTTTTCTGCATATTTAAATTGTCTAGAAAACCAGTGTGATCTTGAAATAGGGGGGATTCCTTCTGCAAATATTCTACCCATACGACCAGGTGACTCAGTTACCCATTCAACTTTATCCCATGCTATGGCCTTTACGTCTTGAGATTCCGCAATATGTAGAAAATCAAGACCCACAGTTTGTAGTGTTTCTGGATTGTCTGCGGATCGCAATTCCCATAAAACACTTTTGCGGACAGTATCGGTTTCAAACACCCCGTTAGGTGTCCTTACTTCCAATTCTACATAATATTCATCTTCATGCCAACATGATCCACGACCACCTGCCCTGGAATAATCTTTCCACATGTACCTGGGAATAAAGGCTTTCATCTCATTCCACACCTGTCTCATCTGTGCCTTGGTTGGCGCAACTGTCCATATGTGTATTTCAGGAACCAGGGTATCTGTTACATCATCACCGTTGACAATAAACTTAGTTTTGCTTGCTTCAAGTATGGTACTTATGGCCTCTTGAATAGCTGCTCTTCCCTTGCCTGCTCTTCGTCCTGCCCATACCCATTTACGTTTAGCTTGATTTCTATGGAGGTTATCTTGCCATGGAGAAGGAGTATACTTAGGAGTTTTATTCCTTAGTGGCATTCCTTTCGTCTGCTTGTTCGACTGACTCAGGGTTCTTGTCCTTAGTGTCCTCTTTCTTGGCATATGAGTTTTCTTCCTCTGGGTTTATATCTCTTTTGAATGGTTTTAATCCCTCTTCAACCACCTCTTGAGCCTCCTCTAATACAGATTCAGAATCTATTCTTTTCTCATATTTGTCAAGTGCATGCTGTTTTCCACGCCTATATCTTTCGGTATCATACTCAATATTTGCATACCATCCAGCAGAATCGACAATCTTGTGGTTAATTGGTGCTTGTCCAGCATTAGTTTCCAGGTTAATCACAGCTGATACGGTGCTTTCATTAGCATAGTGCTCAACCAGGTTGGCATGTTTCAAGTACTCTCCACTTGTTCGGCATTTAGGATAGTGGCCATTAGACCTTATAAATTCCACAATAGCTGAAAACTTCGGCCTCTTAGTCACACGAATCATTAAGTCTGAAGGATCCATCTTTATTTCTTCAGCAATAGATTCCAGGTCTCCGTGAGTCGGCAGCAAAATTAATATCTTCCTAAACAACCTAGGGTAGGATTCCCAATCAGGTAAAGCATCAAGTACACGCTTTCTCAAGCCATCAGGCGTCAGGCCAGACAATCTTTTTGATGTCTTACCCTGAGAAACAAGTCTTTTTGATTTCTGTCTGTACGGATTATTTGAGTCAGCCATAATGAGCCATAATAGCGTACCCTGAAGCATTTCGTCAAGAGAGAGGAGAACCTTTCTTTTGGATATACGTAGTATATCTTTTCTTTAAGAGAAGAGAGTAAGAGAGCATTAGTTCTTTAGAACGTTCTTTCTAGCGCATTAGGCGTGTACACACATATCACCCTTATATCCCCTAATACCCAACTGGTAATAAAGTACTCAGCGCTCTGAGAACCACCATATGCATTACAAGGTGGGGGCATCGAACAACGGCGAACATTCCCCTCCCATTCCAGACGAGCATAGCACCCTACAAGAACTTATTAGCACTCCGAGCTCTAACTCCAGTCGTAACATCTACTACGAAGTGTGTCTGTCAAAACTTGCTTAAGTTTTTATAGAGAAGAGCTAATTCGATAAAGTCGAATTCGTTCTTCCTTCGTTTCTGCCAACACCTGCACTAATTGGAATAGCATGTAATCACTAGCATTACATTCAGCCGACTCTTGCCATTTCATGGGAGACCA